ACAGCCGCTGCGTGGGCATCAATCGTAACCGACCCTACACCGTCAGTATTTATGCTGATGGGTGCCTAAGCAAAGGATATAAACAATGGCAAAGAAAGTACTTGGGCAAGTAAACCCATCTGCAACAACACTTACAACTCTATACACTGTTCCTTCTGCGAAGGAAGCGGTAGTCTCATCTATCTCAGTTGCTAACTTAACTGCAACTGCTGCAACATTTAGACTGGCAGTACGTCCAGCAGGTGCATCAATTGCTAACCAGCACTACATTGGATATGATATTACAGTCGGAGCATCTGACTCAACAATCATTACAGTAGGTCTAACACTTGCAACAACTGACGTACTTTCTGTCTACGCTTCTACTGCAAACATTGCCTTTCAGGCATTTGGAGATGAGGCTTCGGTCTAATGTCAATCTCTAGTCTTAAGACTGGCGTAGTTTCTCCATCTAGTTTACTGGCTGGTAATGCATTTTACAATCCACCATTAAGTTCTATTGAAGCACTTGTAGTTGCTGGCGGTGGCGGAGGTTCTGCTGCTGCTGGTTCACTAGCAGGTGGTGGCGGTGGTGCTGGTGGGCTTTGTTATGCTAGTGCATATTCTGTATCTATTGGTACTTCTTACACCGTAACAATTGGTGGCGGTGGTGCAGGTGGTGCTACAGGTGCTGTACAAGGTGCGGATGGTACAAACTCAGTATTTGGCACAATCACTGCTAACAAAGGCGGTGGCGGTGGTAATGGTTATGGAGATGCAAGTACTTCAACTGGTCGCGCAGGTGGTTCAGCAGGCGGTGGTGGAAATATAGTTGCAGGCGGAACTGCTTCAGGCGGAACTGCTAATCAAGGTACTTCAGGCGGTGCAACAGGTTATGGTAACAATGGCGGTACTGGAAATCACGTTCCTGGTTCGGGCGTTGCTGGCGGCGGTGGCGGTGGTGCAGGCGTCGTAGGCGGAAACGCAAGCGGAAGTTATGCAGGCGGTAATGGTGGTAATGGTTTATCAACTTGGTCTGCTTGGGGTGCTGCTACATCTACTGGACAAAATGTTTCAGGAACTTATTATTATGCTGGCGGTGGCGGTGGTTGCGGTGGTAACGGCGCAAACCCAACTGGCGGATATGGTGGCGGAGCAAGTGGCGGACGAACAGGTCTTGGAACACAAGCACCTAATGCAACTGCAAACACAGGCGGTGGCGGTGGCGGAGGTCCAGTTTACACTGGAGCAGCAGGTAGCGGTATTGTTATAATTCGTTATCCAGATTCTTTTGTTGCTGCAACATCAACTACAGGTTCACCAGCAACGACAACTTCTGGAGGATATCGTTATTACACATTTACAGGCTCAGGAACTATTACATTCTAAGGAGTAACAATGGCTATTAGAAGTCTTAAGACTGGAACGTTCAGTCGCAGTCTCCTTGTTGGTAATACGGCTTATAGCCCTTACTTTATTTCATCAATTACAACAAGTGCTGGTGAACAAAGTGGACGAGCAATGTCTATGTACAACAATGATTTGTATGTAGCAGGATATGATGCCCAAGGTGGTGGACTCTTTCAGAAAATTGCAACTAGTGGAAGCGTATCTGTTTCTAAGTATTTAAGTAACGGGTTTTCTTTAGGCGTTGGAAAAGTTGCTAACGATGGTGCAGGTAATTTCTATCTTGGTAACACAGGTGGCGCTAACTCTGCTACGTTAGTTAAAATTGATTCAACAGGTGCAATCCAGGCGCAAAAAGATTATGGTGGGCTTTATTCCACTATGGGTGTATTATGGGATTCTACAAATAGCGTTGGTTATTTACCAGTTTATCCATCCACAGGTGGCAAAGGTGCAATACTTAAAGTAGATAATGCTTTGGCTATATCTTGGCAAAAGCAATTTTCAACAACTGGTGGAGCAGCCGATGACCAATATTTTTATACACTTGCTTTAGATAGTTCTCAAAATCCACACGCTTTTGGTTACGCCTATGGTGCTACTGAAAATCTTATTGTGAAATTAACAACTGCAGGTGCAATTACTTGGCAAATAAATCCACAAGGTCCAACTATTATTGGTGGAACTGTAGATTCATCAGGCAATGTTTATGCTCTTGGATTTATTGGTCCAACCATATGGAAATTTAATTCCTCTGGTACTGCTCAATGGGCTAGACGTATAACACATAGTAGTACACTTAGGTCTGCTGAGAACTCACTTATTTTAGCAGATGATGGTTATCTATATTATGTTGGTTATTATGCAACAGGTGGCACTGCTGCCGAAGGCGGTATTATTATTAAATATAATACAAGCGGTACTATTCAGTGGCAACGTACTTTTAAGTCTGATGCTGATAATATAAGAATACAAAGTATTGTAGTTAGTGGCTCAACTATGTATCTAACTGGAAAAATTGCAACTAATGGTGGAGATGTGTTTCTTGCTGCACTACCAACAGATGGCAGTCTTACAGGTACTTACTCTCTTGGTGGTACAAACATTGTCTATGCTGCTGGTTCATTTACTGAAGCAGACCCAGGTTATACAAGCGCAACACAGAATACAACTATAGCCAATGCAAGTTATACAGCAACAACTCCAACATATACAGCAACAACATCAACTGCAACAGTAACAAAGGTGACAGTATGACATTATTTATAAATCTTGATACTATGGAATACCCACGCTTTGATGGTGATGTTGCTTTAGAACCTACTGCTAATTGGTCTGAGGTTATTGAAGTTAATCCACCTGTAACGGCAGAAGATGAAATATCTTATACCCTTGCTCCAGAATTAAAAGATGGCAGTTACTGGCAAGTTTGGGCAGTTCGCAAACTTACAGAAGAAGAATTAAAACCTTTGAAAATAGGAGAGTGATTTTCTAATGGCTGTTATCAGTATTAAAAACAAAACTAAAAGTGGCTCACTGTTGGTAGGCAATGGTCCATTTATTCCTAATGACTATGAACCTATTGCTACAACTACTGTAAGCACTGCAACAAGCACTGTTACTTTTAGTAGTATTCCTAGCACTTACAAACATTTGCAAATAAGATACATTGCTCGCTCTGCCAGAACTACTGACAATGGCGCAACTATGCTTACAAGGTTTAATTCTGATACTGGAAACAATTATGCGTATCATATTGTATACGGAAACTCTGCTTCAATGTCAGCATACAATGGAAGTACAACAAATGTTATGCGGTCATATTCAGTCTCATCCAGTAGTTCATCAAATACATTGATTTATGGTGTTGGTATAATAGATATATTAGACTATGCCAATACATCTAGATATAAAACCTTACGACATTTAGGTGGATATGACCGTAATCTTTTAGGAGAAGTAAATCTTGCTTCTGGATTATGGCAATCAACAAATGCAATTTCAACAATCACTTTTACATTGAGTGAAGCCACAGCAAACTATGAAACTAATTCGTCCTTTGCGCTTTATGGAATTAAGGGGTAACAATGCCAGGAACATATGAACCAATTGGTACGAGTACTTTAAGTACTGCTGCAAACTCAATTACTTTTAGTTCCATTCCTGCCACTTATACTGATTTAGTTCTTATAGCAGTCGCAATTGCTCCAGCCAGTGTAAGCAGATATGGGGTGTTGCAATTCAATGGCGACACAACAAATAATTATTCATTTAACTCAATAAATGGCACGGGTACTACTGCTGCAGTAAATCTTGATTATGATTATACATCAATAGAATTGCAATATGACCAAACAACAAATGCTGCGCCTACTTTTCAACAGTGGAATATATTTTCCTATGCTGGTTCTACTTATAAAACAGTATTAGGAAAATCAGCAAATGATAAAAATGGTACAGGCACGATTTCTGTTGGTGCTGGACTTTGGAGAAGTACTGCTGCTATTACATCTGTTACTTGGAAAGCAGATGGCTCTGGAAATTATGCTGCTGGAACAATTGCTACGCTCTACGGAATTAAGGCGGCATAATGGCTAATACATATAACTTAATTGCATCTAGTACTGTTGGTAGTGGTGGTACAGCCTCTGTTACTTTTAGTTCTATACCTGGCACTTATACTGATTTAATTATAAAAGCATCTCTAAGGACAAGTGGCGCAGTTGGTTCTTATAGAACTACTTTTAATAGTTCATCAACTGGATACTCTGAGCGTTTATTATATGGAACAGGAACAGCAGTAGCAAGTGCTGCAAGTGCAAGTGGCACTTATATTAATTGGGTTATTAACACTAATGAGGGTAGTTCAACTACTTCTACTTTTTCTAACTGTGAATTTTATATTCCTAATTATGCATCTTCTAATAACAAACCTATGTTTTCAGAAAATGTAACTGAACAAAATGGAACAGGTGCTACAGCATATTTAGATGCTGCTCTATGGGCTAATAGTGCTGCTATTACAAGTATTACTTTTGCTTTACAAGGAACAAGTCCTTTATTTGTTGAAAACTCAACCTTTTACCTATACGGCATCAAGAACTCATAAGGAGAAACAATGACAACAGCAATCGAAGTAAACTGCACTACAGGGGAAGTCATTGAGCGTCCTTTGACAGCAGAAGAACTAGCAGAACGCGAAGCAGAAGCAGCAGCGTTTGCTATAGAACTAGAAGAACGTGAAGCAGCAAAGGCTGCAGCATTAGCAGCCAAAGAATCAGCAAACGCTAAGTTAGCAGCACTCGGACTTACCGCCGAGGAAATTGCTGCACTATCTAAGTGAGGGATGAGATGGCACACTTTGCACAACTAGATGAGAACAACCTAGTCACACAGGTAATCGTTGTGGCTAATGATGAACTACTACTTGATGGAGTAGAGAACGAGACTAAAGGAATTATGTTCTGCAAGTCTCTACTAGGTGATGATACCCGCTGGATTCAGACATCTTACAATGGCAACATCCGTAAGAACTATGCTGGCATTGGCTATACCTATGACCCAGTTGCTGACCACTTCTTTGCACCTCAGCCATATCCTTCTTGGACATTAGACGCTGATGCTAAGTGGCAAGCACCAACTCCTCGCCCAGTAGAAGAAGGCAAGTTCTTTACGTGGGATGAGCCAACCCTATCTTGGGTTGAAGTAGTTTTACCAACAGAATAATAGAAGCGGGGACACAATGGCTAAAGTAAACAAAGGAACACTAGCCTTCGGCTGGTGCGATAATGGTAATACAGACGGTAAGTTCACAGAGGGTATGGTTAGCGTAGCCTTACAGGCTCCTGCTAATGGTATCCCTATTACCCACAGTATGCGAGTACAGGGTAATCAGATTGGCAGACAACGCCAGGTTCTCTTTGACTATTGGGCTGACCAAGTTAAGACTGACTGGCTCCTATGGGTAGATTCAGATATTGTTATAGACATCCACGTAGTAACAAAACTCTGGGATGCTGCAGACAAGATTGGTAAGCCAGTTGTATCTGGTACTTATTTCATCTCTAAGCAGGGTGAAGGAACACTAGCCCAACCGTTTCCTGCTTTATTTACAGAGGTCAACGAACATACCATTCGTCATTTACATCCACTGCCAGAAAACCAAGTTGTTCCTGTTGATTCAGCAGGTCTTGGGTTCTGCTTAATGCACAAGTCTATTATTCCTAAACTTCGCGAGAAGTTTCCAGACCAGTCTTTGTTTGCAGAGCAAGAAGGTATTGGCGATAAGTTTGTAGGAGAAGACATCGTGTTCTTCCGCAAACTCAAAGAAGCAGGCATTCCGTTATACGCACACACAGGTGCGCTAGTACGACATATGAAACGATTCTCACTAGATGCCGATTACTACGGTCTCTACTGGAGTTGGCAAACATTAAAGAATCAAATAGAGCAAGATAAACCTTAAGGAGTCTAAGTGGCTGGTCGTGATATTACCGAAGGTCGTCCAACGCGAGCCATCGCAACTGATATTGGTATCGTCTCCGACGGTGCAGTATGGCAGAACACCGACATTAACTATGATGTAGCAATTGGTGGACTCCCATTCATCTACGCTATTAGTGATGCACGACCATACATTAGACAGACAGCACCATTTCGTAAAGACCAGTTTGACAACCAGACAGAACCAGGTGAGCAATCCCTAACTGGCTGGTGGATTCGTTCACAGTCATCTTTCCATGGTGGTACAGGAATTACTTACTTCGACCCTCAAACTGCAGACGAGTTTGGACACTATCGTTTTGCAGATAGCAAAGGCGTAGATATCTTTGAAGAGGGCGAAGTAACCCTACTTAACAACATGGCTCCAGGTCATAACATTACTGGACAAGTACGCTCAAACGGGCAACCTTTCCAGGCGATACGCTCAATCAAATATAATGATACTCCCGCTGTTCTAGTGTGGGATGAATACGACGTAGACAAGATTGATTCCACTGGTACAGTAACCCACTTTATTGATTACAACTCTGGAACAGATGCTCCAGTGTATGCTATCTGTGATGATGGTACAACAGCATTCTGGATTACTAATACAGCAACCAAGAAGACTGTTTACAAGAAGGCGTTGACTGGAACATCTACCACTTCACCTACTGCAATGTTTGATGAGATTGGCACTGTTGCCAACGCTACAATGGAGTTCGTAAAAGAACGTATTGTACTGTGCGCAGACAACAAGGTGTATGAGTTTTCATCATCTGCATCTGCGATGCCAACTGCTGTGTATACGCACCCATCAACTACACACGTCTTTACATCTGTGGCAGCATCGGGTCCTGCTATCTATGTATCTGGCTACAACGGTATTCAATCAACTATTCTTAAGTTCACACTATCTACTGCTGGTGTAATGCCAACACTTACCCAAGCGGTAGTAGCAGCAGAACTACCAGTGGGTGAAGTAGTCCACAAGATTTACTACTACCTTGGTACAATGCTTATCGGAACCAATAAAGGTATACGCGCAGCACAGGTTAGCGAACAAGATGGCTCACTTAAGTACGGACCTTTGTTTGTAAAAACAGACCAGCCTTGCTATGACTTTGCAGCACGTGACCGCTTTGTATGGTGTGCTACATCTGTAGATGGCGAGCCAGGACTTATCCGTATCGACCTAGGTACAGAGATTGACAATCTAGTATTTGCTTACGCTAACGATGTCTACTATCCAGGAGTTACTGGACATCAAACAACAGGGTGTGCTTTTGTTAATGGAACAGAACAAATGGCATTTGTAACAGCAGCATCAACATCTGCAGTTGGCTACGTATACATGGAGAACATGTCGCAACTAACCCCAACTGGTTATCTTACAACAGGTAGCATCCGTTACAATACTCTTGAGAAGAAGAACTTCAAGCGTCTTCTTGGTCGTGGTGACTTTACTTATGGCTCTATGACATTAAATACTGTTGATGAGGCTGGCACGGTATACGACGTAATTTCTTACGATGCATCAGTAGGTGCTCCAGAGGTAACAACATCATCTCCTTCTGCAGCACAAGAGTACTTGGCTTATAAGTTTATTATGTACCGAGATGGTACAGATGCAAGCAAGGGTCCACAGTTCAAGGGTTATCAGGCAAGGGCTACAATTGCTACTCCACGTCAGCGTGTGGTGCAGTTCCCAGTCTACTGCTACGATATTGAAACAGACCGATACAACGTACTTCTAGGATATGAAGGTAGAGCATTCGATAAGATTCGCCTACTTGAGGATATCGAAGGTACAGGGGACGTAGTAACATGGCAAGACTTAACAACTGGCGAATCTCGTCAGGCTGTTATTGAACAAATAACGTTCACCCGTTTAACCCCACCAGACAAGCGTTTCGACGGCTTTGGTGGCGTCCTTCAAATCACTATCCGTACCGTATAACTCTTAGGAGCGCAACCAATGACCGCAGCAAACTGGGCTGGACTAATCGTATCTGTAATAGCAATTGTATCTGCATTTGCTGGTTCAGTAAGATGGCTAGTTAAGCATTACCTTTATGAATTGAAACCAAACTCAGGCTCAAGCCTAAAGGATTCGGTCATACGACTTGAAGAAAAGGTAGAAATCCTCTACCAGATGATGTTACAACGAGGGAAGAATGAATGAAACCTGTAGTCAAGAAAGCCACACCTGCTGCAATTGCTGTTCTACGTCAAGCGACGGCATTAAAGCCGCTACGCAAGAAGATAAGCGATGGTTTGCTCCCTTCTGTTGCCCACCAAAATCAGAATCCTGATTCAGACCACAACACAGGGTACGCAGTAGACTTAACGCATGACCCAAAGAACGGCATTGACTGCGTAGAAATCTTCCAGAAGTTAAAAGAAGATGAACGAGTTAAGTATTTAATTTTCCAGGGTAAAATCTGGTCACGTGAGCGTTCAAGAGAAGGTGACCGTGAGTACAATGGTTCTAACAAGCACAACAAGCATCTTCATGTTTCTATCAATGAAGACAAGGGACGGGACACTAGCCCTTGGTTCTGGTGGATGAATGCACCTAAGCCTATCAATCAGGTAGTTGCATCTTTATCCACTTTGCCAGCCAAGAAGGCTTACAAAACCCAAGTTTGTACCTGTTGCAAGTTGCACGGTGCAAAGTAGTAACCTACCCCTAGGAGTATACACATGGAACAATTCAAGCAAATCGCACTATCATGGTTTCGTGCAGCAGCAGCCGCTGCCGTAGCACTATACCTTGCTGGTGAGACAGACCTAAAGACACTATCAATGGCAGCCCTTGCTGGTGCTGCTGGTCCTATCCTCAAGTGGCTAGATTCATCTGCTACAGAGTTCGGACGTAGCGCTCAAGAATAGCCATTAAACGCCTTAGAAGGCTGTTTTAAGACAAGAAACCCCCCTACCTTAGTGATTATACTAGGGTAAGGGGGTCTTTTGTCATTTCTAAAGGGTTACGGTTGGATTTCTTCCTCTAGTTCTTCCAAGAATTTCTCGTACTGACGACCATTGATTCGAGCCTTTATCTCATAATAGAATGCCTCAAAGACATAGAATACCGCGATACCAGTGAGTGAGGCTAATGCTACTTCAAAAAAATTTGACATAGTACTCCTTAGATATTATAGTTTATATACTATATACAAGGCCGAAGGCCTTTATATATTTTCTTTATATATCAATTATACAGATAAATTTCCAATTGTCAACTATTTAAACAATTGACACCTAGCGGTGTCTATGTCTATAATAGAACTATGTCAATCAAACTAGAAGAATATACTCTACCAGAGCACATATCGTACTCTGCATTCACTACCTACCTCACGTGTGGGTATCAATACTACCTCGGTAGACTCCTCAACAAGGAGGAAGCCCCATCCGTCTGGTCTGTTGGCGGTTCAGCGTTCCACCTAGCGTGTGAAAACTACGATAAGGAGAACATGTGAGCACTCAACAACTATGGGACCAAGCATGGCTTGAGTCCAAAGGTGATATCGACCTAACCAATGCTCGCGTTGGTGGTCGTGCTACCAAGGCTAACCCTAACAAGGAAGACGTCAACTTCTGGCAGAACCAAGGCCCTAAGTGGGTCGAGGCCTACATCGCATGGCGCAAGACTAACGCTAACTGGAAAATCTGGACAGCACCAGATGGCAACCCAGGAATCGAACTTGCCCTAACTCCCGTCGTCAAAGGCGTGGCAGTTAAAATGATTATTGACCGTGTGTTCGAGGTCAATGGCGAACTTGTCATTGTCGACTTAAAGACATCACAGAACACACCTACCAGCAGTCTACAACTTGGGTTCTACAAACTAGGTCTCGAACAACAGTTCGGTATCGAAATCAAATGGGGAACTTACTATATGTCTCGCGGTAACAACATCTCTGAGATGGTGGACCTATCTGAGTACACCTATGAGAAGATGGAGTACCTCATAGAAACATTTGACAAAGCACGCAAGGCTGCGATATTCTTGCCCAACACAAACAGTTGTCAGTACATGTGTGGACTCACAGAGTACTGCCAATTCTCGATTAAGAAGGATAAATAAATGGCCGAAGACTGGAAGTTACAAGTATCATATAAGACACCTGCTGGTGACATGATTAACGTACGAGCACAGACAGCAGATGAACTTAGCGTCCTATTGGAATCAATGGGCGATTATTCAACTCAGATTGCTGCAGTTCAGCGTTTGGTAGTCGGTGCGTATGGGGTAGCCCCTTTAGCGACATCGCCTTCAACTCAAGGCACAATGCAATCCACCTCCTCCGTACCACCCCAGGCTCAGGCTCCGTCCGCTACGGCTCCAGCAACCCCCGTACAGGGTGGACCGACGTGCCAACACGGGCCTCGCAAGTACAAGTCGGGAATCTCCAGCAAGACGGGGAATCCATACGCGATGTGGGTCTGTCCGATGCCTCAGGGCGCGGACCAATGCAAGCCAGTCAACTAATACCAGAACAATTTCCATTTTAAATTAACTAGGAAGAGAGCCGATGAGAACACTAGTACGTTCAGTAGGTCGTGCCTCTATCGGAGGGGAACCTCTTCCTAGTTCTTTTAAAGCATTCGAAGCGAACAAGATTATCATTCGTCGTTCAGAAGTTTCTATGTTTGCAGGTGCTCCAGGAGCAGGAAAATCTACCCTTGCTCTTGCACTTGCACTCAAAACTAACGTACCAACCTTGTATATATCTGCAGATACCAACGCACATACAATGGCTATGCGTTTAGCATCTATGATTTCTGGCAAGAGCCAGTCAGATGTAGAGCGGAAACTTAATACTGATGTTGGTTGGACTAAGGCAGTCCTCCAAAAAGGAAATCATATAGTTTGGTCATTCGAATCATCACCCACGCTAGAAGATATCGATGAGGAAGTCCAAGCGTTTGAAGAGTTGTGGGGTTGCCCCCCGCACTTGATTATCTTGGACAACCTCATGGATGTAGCCACCGACGGTGGCGAGGAGTTCGCATCTATGCGAGCAATTATGAAGGAGTTAAAATTTCTTGCGAGAGATACTAATGCAGCGATTGTTGTACTACATCACACTTCGGAGGCAGTTCCAGGAAATCCTTGTCAACCAAGAAGTGCAATCCAAGGAAAAGTCTCTCAACTCCCTGCACTCATATGTACGCTCGGGACTGTTGGCACATCAATGGGCGTTGCATCAGTCAAGAATCGCTATGGAAGAGCAGATGCCAACGGAACGCTCATGACATGGCTAGCATTTAATCCAGAATACATGTACATCGATGATATACCAGAGAATGTTTAGGGGACACAATGAAATCTTTAGAACAAGCATACATCCACGGTTGGCAAGATGCAGCAGATGCAATCACATCCAACTTCGAAGGCGCACTGCGTACGGCAATTGAAGCGATAGAAGTACCTAACTTTGGAGATAAAGATGACAACAAGGAAGAGTCACAAGGCTAGAGGTGCAACCTTTGAAACGGACACCAAAGATTACTTTAGAACTCTTGGATTTGATGCTGAACGACTTGCTCGCACAGGTGCAAAAGATGAAGGCGACGTTGTTGTCAGAGCAGACTTCATTGGAGCAAGCATTGGAATCATTGAATGCAAAGCCCCAGGGGCGGGCAACGCTATTGACCTCAGCGGTTGGACGAAAGAGGCTCAAACAGAAGCAGCACATTATGCAGAAGCAAGGGGTCTTGACCGTAACGCCGTCCTCGCTGCGGTACTTATCAAGGCTCGAGGAAAATCAATAGCAGATTCGTATCTAGTATTAAGGTTGGGCGATGTATTTGGTTGATGACTTACCAGACATAGTAGCAGTATTGAAGCACTACGGTGCTAACATCAACCGCTCTTCTGGTCAGGTCAATGTTAAGTGTCCGTTCCATAACGACTCGCATGCAAGTGCTAGTTTTAATACAAGACAGAACATTTTTAATTGCTTCGCGTGTGGCATGCAAGGCAACAGTATCCAAATTATTGCTAAAAAAGAAGGGTGCGATATACGTGAAGCAAAGTCAATCGCAGAAGGAATTACTGGGGAGAGCCACCAGCAGGTACGCGGAAAGCATCTCTCTGGCGGAAGATTACCTAGCAAGTCGGGGAATAAGCAAGGAAGTAGCACGTCTGGCGCGATTAGGCGTAGTAGAGGAGCCTGAACCTGGACATGAACAGTACACGGGCAGACTTAGTATTCCGTATATCACGAAAACTGGCGTGGTTGATTTGCGTTTTCGCTCTCTTAACCCTGCTGTTGAACCGAAGTATATGGGTATGGTTGGTGCTGATACTCGCATGTATAACGTACTTGATATTGAACATGCTGGTGATTGGATTGGAGTCTGTGAGGGAGAGTTGGACACGCTTACTATGTCTCGTCTCGTTGGAGTTCCCTGCATTGGGGTTCCTGGCGCCAACTCATGGAAGAAACACTATACAAGATTACTTGCAGACTTTGAACGCATCTTCGTCTTTGCCGACGGTGATGCCCCAGGGCGTGAGTTCGCAGCAAGTCTTGCGAGGGAACTACCAGTCACCACGATTACCTTCGGAGACGGAGAAGATGTTAACTCTGCTTATATTCGATACGGCGCGTCATTCATCAAAGAAAAAATGGGGCTAAACATTGATTGAGATTCCACCTTGCGGTATATGCGGACAACACTTCGATAACATTTTCGAAGCAACTGACCATCTTATAGAGGACAACGGCGAAGAAGAATTTAATCCAGAAATTATCTTACCTAATGGATATAGATTACTGGTTGGAAGTATGTTACGCCAACTCTTTGACAACGCTGACAATCCAGAAAAAGTACGGACCATAACCCAACTAACATATGGAACATTGTATGCAGCGGAGTCAGACATTGGTCTAATGAAAAAGTTAGTTGAAGATGCAATTATACATGAACACATGTCTTTGATAGATGAAGAACTAGAAGAACTACTAGAGGAGGATAGATGAGTATAGCGCGTGAGTTACATTTAGAAACTCATATTGATAATACAGTTAATGAGTTGTCTCAACTCCTCATTAGCAAGCATAGGGACTATGGTCCTAAGAACATCTCGTTAGCCCCTGGCGGTGCAGTCAATGGTCTACGAGTACGCATGCATGATAAGTTAGCACGCATCAACAACTTAGTTGATAGCGGTGCTGACCCAGAGCATGAGAGTTTAGAAGATTCATTTAAGGATATGGCAAACTACGCAATCATCGGATTGCTAGTACTGAGAGGACAATGGGATAACTGATGAAAATCTTTGGACCATACAAAGGAAGCAAGCAAAACGGCGGACGACCTATCTACGTTATTAAACGTAAGAAGAAGGATGGCTCTACCACTACAACATCTACTAACAAAGCACGCAAAGACTATGAAGATGCAACGGGCAAGACATTGCCACGCAATACTGACGTTGACCATAAAGACAACGGAGGACGAGCAGGGCGAGACGGCATTGATAACCTGCAAACAATGAGTCATTCAAAGAATGTTGGCAAAGAAAATAAGCGTCGCACAGTCAAAAAGGCTGTGAAAAAGACTATTAAGAAAGCGGTTAAAAAGAAGCCATGAAAACTATAGTCTGCATATCTGATTTGCAAGTACCGTACCACGATGTAGAAGCCACTAAGGCTGTGGCTAGATTTATCAAGGCGTACCAACCAGATACCGTCGTATCCTGTGGCGATGAAATGGATATGCAGACTATCAGTAAGTGGAGTAAGGGAACTGAGTTAGAGTATGAGCGTTCTATCGGACGGGATAGAGACCTCACGCGACAAGTTTTATACGACTTAACTGTTGAGCACATGGTACGCAGTAATCATACAGATAGACTGTTCAATACAGTTGCTATGAGAGCGCCAGGATTACTTGGCCTACCTGAATTAAAGTTAGAGAACTTTCTTGGGCTAGATGAACTTGAAATTAAGTATCACGCTGACCCTTATGAACTCGCTCCTGGCTGGTTACTCATGCATGGTGATGAAGGCAACGTCCAACCTACGGCTGGTGCTACGGCGTTGGGTCTAGCAAAGCGTTCAGGCATGTCCGTTGTCTGCGGTCATACTCACCGTATGGGTCTGACTCATCATACTCAAAGTTATCGTGGTGGTAAGCCAAAAACTATTTGGGGATTAGAACTTGGTAACCTTATGGATTATCGTAATGCTAAATATATCAAGGCTGGGCTATTCACATGGCAACAAGGCTTTGGCATTCTCCATGTTGACGGCAAGACAGTTGTTCCACAACTAGTCCCTATCGTTAACAATTCTTTTACGGTAGAAGGAAAAACTTGGAAATGGTAATGGACTGGAATCGCATCCAACCTTGGGATTACATTGTCTTGCATGTCGCTGACGAATACCATAAAAAGTATAGCATGGTTGACCGCGAAGATATTAAGCAGGCGCTCTACGAATGGTTTGTGTCGCACCCTCGCAAGTTGACGGAGTGGGAAGGCTTTAGCAAGAAGTCTACTCAGAACTTATTGTATCGTTCACTGCGCAATCAAGCCCTGGACTATTGCCAACTATGGAAAGCAAAGTCTATCGGCTATGAAGTATCTGATTTGTTTTTCTATGAGCCAGCAGTTGTTGAAGCGTTGCTTCCAGCGATACTGCGTGGTGATGTAACTGAAGCACCAGTACTTAACTTAGGCATGCCTGGAAAGCCTTCTGCGCCAGCAGAGGGTGGAAATATGATGGCTATGATGGCTGAGATTAAGGCTGCATATCTGAAACTTAATACAGAGGATAGACATATTCTCTATCACAAGTATGCAAACTCATTAACTTATAATCTTATTGCAGAGGAACTCGCCTTGCCTAGTGATGATGCTGCACGCATGCGCCACAATCGTGCAATCAAAAGACTTATCACTAGGCTTGGCGGATTCCGTTCTTTCTTAGATAAGGATGAGTCGGATAAGGTTAGGCAAGACGATAGTCACAATGAAGATACCGAGAAGGAAGAAAGCGATACCGACGAGTAATTCCTCATCCATAAATCTCCCATCGTTCATGTTCTTCATGTTCAGCAATCTCTCTAGCCCTGTTAAGTCGTACATGTTCTATTAAAGCACCAACATTAATTAAGTATCCCCTCGATGGATTCGGTGGGATATTGCAGTTGATAGGTCTACCAGACTCCCAGATAATTTCTTTGAGCCTGTGTAGTGGCACTATGAATACTGAGTCCTCTAGTACGAATGCCCAATGAGATGCTTGGCTAGCCCTTACACCAGAAGGCTTCCAAGCATCCTCAGTTTGGTAGTAACACTCAGTCTCAATATAGATATTGCCTGTCTCTACCCAGCGTCTATCAGTTTTAACTTCTACAGTATCTATGTGTAACAGGTCAGCAATCTTACTCTCACCTGCTATTCCAGCCCTGTAGTCTAAGTCCCAGTTACTATCTTTCATTGACCCTCCAGAT